CGTTAAGAATGAGCCAATCCGTAATTGCATTGAGCGCTCTCTCTCGAGAGCTAAGTTGTTTGTCGGAGTAGGTCATATTTCTACGACTCACCTCCGTACAGTTTTGCGATGTGCGTGCTGTCCATGCGGGCCTGATGGCCTGCAAGTAGGTCGCTTACCTGAGTGGCCGAGAACCCAGTGATGGGCCGCTCGATCACCGTGTAAACGCTTAGTACCTGCCAGTCAGTGTCGCCACTGACAGGATCGGTTACTAAGGCCCTATAGTCCGTCCGCTCAACCGACCGGATCTTCTGACCAGAAACGTTGTGAGAAATCTTCAACGTGTAGGCCAGATCCGCCGTGTTGTAAGTGGAGGATTGGTCTTTGCTAGAAGTTTTTGGCAAAGACTTAGTGACACCAGCGACAACGATTGTTTGTGGATCTGTAAGCATATGGTTGACTCTCCAGAAGTATTTGGAAGTTAGCCTAGCTCAGGTCCGTTCTTTTTCCAGGAGAACAAACTGGTAGAAGAGCTAGAGGATAGATCTCGGTTATGAGCGTCTCACGATGCCCAAAGATGCCAAGATCGCTAAACGTTCTGGACTCAAATCGTTCCAGAACACCCGAAAACCGTAAGGACTATCAGCACTGACTCTTTGCTTGGCGCTATAACTACGCGTAAAAACAAGAGTCTTTAGCCCACTCGCGAAAGGGAGATTGATTGTCATCGTTCTCTCGATTCGTTTGTGTGCAGTGATGAAAAAGTAGGACGCAGCTACTTGGTCTTCTATAGTGTCAGACATGCGCTGTATAAAACTGCCCAAATTTGACACCCAGTCGACTAGCCAAGTCCATGGAATTGCTTGCCAGATGTGATATGGATTGATCTCCGCGCCAAAGATTTTCATGGCACGCGTGACATTGTGCCACGCCGAGGAATAATCCGGGAGGGTCACATCAAAATCTGGCCGATAAAATCGAAACTTCCCGGCCGCATGGATCGAGAGGATTTCTCGCTCTACGATCTTATACGACGGGGGAGTAACGAAGAAACTCGCAGGGAACCCAACAGGAAAACACGGCAACGCATAGCTCAGAGAGCTGTGCGGCAGTGTCACCTCAGAGATAACCCGCGAATCATCGGCTTTTGTCACTCCGACAGACTTCCGTACCCACTTACCGTTCTCATCAGTAATCTTTTTGATGAGCTCGGAAGCATCGACGTACACCCTAGCAAAATCTTGGATGTCGCCGAGGAACGGTCGCCAACCAAATTCATGGTTGATAAAGTTCTCTGCAACTGTCTTAGGTCCCATCTTGGGCCTTAAGAGAGCACCCTTAGTGATATACTTCGACCCAAAATCTGTGTCGACTTTTATCAGCTTGGTGGTGTCCTTATAGCGAAATGCAAAATTCTTCGCTGTGGTTTGCAGCATGGGAACCGTGTCTCCAATCTCTCGAAGGAAGACATAGAGGTTCGCGAACTCTAACTTAGGCTTGGCTTGTCGCCAAGCTCTGTCGAAGTACGCCGCAACATCAGGCAATAATGCATTTGAATATCCAGTGAAGGCAAGCGGAGTTTCCGCCCACCCCGAACCCCAGAACTCGTTCGGAGGAGTCATAAACCCTCCTATGTAGCGCTGGGTGCCACTGAGATTGTAATACATGCCTGATCCGACTACCCCTTCAGTGGGGAGTCCAGTCTCAATTTTTACGTTCAAGAAAGGTCCGCCAGAATCGTACCACGGAGCATCACCGACATCGGTGAACTTCGTAGTTCGTTTCCCTTTGGCGCGGGGGTGTAACTCATCCCACGTCTGCTCGACTTTACAAGCAGAAACTTGAGGAACGTACGATTGTGCATTATAGGGCAAGCCCCATGATGTCACAGGAATTCCGAGGAAGTAATCGGTACTTTGATCTTCAAAGTAGCCCAAAGGAATGGGCGAATTCCAGGAAGCCGTGCCCTTGACAACGGTGTCAAGGGAGGTTACACGGAATCGATATCGAGGTTGAGACATAAGCAAATTCCATCCTTACAGCAGAATGTGATTTAGACTAAAACAGTCAACTGCTAGGTCAGGGTAACGGACTAAGCGCCCGAATCCTGTACTTTCTGCAATCACATTGTTTCAGTAAGACATCATCCCTGACGTCTCAAGGTGCCCTCGAAG